TTTTCCCAGACATTCCACCATTCACGCTTAACTAAGGCACCTTCTTCTGAGGTTGGGTCCTGTTGGTACTGTGCCATCCATTTACTTGTAGGCAATTCAGACTTCAAAGCTTCCAGTTCTTCTAACTTCCAGAAAGCTTCCCAAAGCGGTTTACCAGAAGGCATGATGGCAGGAAGTTCAATAACCTCCCACTCATCAGAACCGCCACGTTTGATAGATGCATCTACTACTTGTCCTGTCAAATCCTTTTGGTTCCATCTAGTCATAACAATGACTATGGCACCACCAGGTTGCAGACGTTGACGAGGACCAGAGGTGTACCACTCAAATGTTTTGTTGAATACTGCTGGATCAGCACTAGCCCCTTCCTGTTCTGAATGGGGATCGTCAATAATAAGGAGATCAGCACCTTTACCAGTTACAGCACCACCAACACCGATAGCGAAATACTCGCCACCTTTGTTTGTATTCCAACGACCAGCAGCCTTAGAGTCCGATCTAAGACTAACATCGTCAAATACTTCTTTAAAATCTTCACTATCCACCAGGTTTCTTACCTTTCTACCAAAGCCAACTGCAAGTTCTGCGGTGTGAGCTGTCTGAATTATTTTCTTCTCTGGGTATTTACCTAAAAACCATGCAGGTAATAGGTAAGATGCAAACTCTGACTTGGTATGACGAGGTGGCATATTGATAATAAGGCGTTTCAGCTCCCCATTCGCCACTCTTTCAAAGGCTTTAGCCATAATTTCGTGGTGGGGACCCTCAATAAAAGCACTCCATTGGCTCTTTACAAACGCCATATAGCTAGTTTTTACTTTATCTCTGCGTATTTCCCTTTCATAGGCTAAGATGTCGTCTATGAACTCCTCCTGATGTTCTGGAGGCAGGGCTCTTATCTTGGATATAAGTTCTGGCTTCATAATTCCTTCCCTATACTAGGAAATATCTAACTATCCCTCTCTCTACTAGGTAATTCCTAGATAGAAACTTCCTAGTTTTTAGATATTCTCTATATTTATCCGATAGGAATATGAATATTTTACCATATTGACCCCTCTTCACATGATTGTCAACACTTTTTTTCATAATATATACCCCCTATGTATGGGACCCTAGACTAATTCTAGCAAATTTATATATATAACGCTATCAAAACGCTATCAAAATAAAAAAAGGGGGGTACCCCTGGCAAAATTAAGTAATTATTTGTGCAGATCACAGTATATATATGATGACAGGTACCTGTCGATTATATAGGGGGGAGGGGGGGTGTATGAAAAAAGGTGTCTGGTTATAAAAAAGGGGGTGGTCTTTACAGTAATTGTTCTAGGTCTTTTAATTTGCTCTCTATATCTTGTTCTACTTGTTCCTTTGTTCTGTTGTCTTTGGTCTCTTGAACGTCTGTAAACATAGCTACTGATTTTCCTAATAACTCTAGACTGCGGATTTTTGCTTGGGGATTGTTTTCGGTCTCTACTAACTCATATAACTTCTTTAAAACATACTCCTTTGTCTTAGTGGTGGAAGCTAGTAATCTATTCTCTTTTACCTTTACTAACTCATTTATTCTTTGGGTGATCTTGGGGTTTTGCATTAAGACTGTTGCTTCTTTCTCTACCCATTGAGGAATATTACCTTTATCATCTAGCTCAACATCATACGCCTTGAAATACGCTTCTTTCTGTGTGCCTATCTCACCAGACACAATAAGATTACAAAAGGTTTCTTGCTTAATTGTGAGATTGTTTTTAATTACCCTTAAATTTGGTTTAGTCATAGTTGGATAATACAGGGCAAGATAGAAAGATTAAAAGATTGATTAATAGTTTATTATTTGTATAATGAAACTATATTAATTTTATTTAAAGGAGTATTAATATGAAATGTATAACTATTAAATATAAAGGTCATGAGGTTCTTTGCTATGGAACTCTAACTGATGATTGTGACGTTGATCTAGTCGCCATTGATAGTGATGGAGACATGATTGAGAATTATGTAGAGAATTGGGACTATGACAACAATGCACCTTATAAAACTTTCGGTAGTTTGGTAAGGGGTTTAATTGATAACAATAACTTTAAGTCTATCGAGCAGATACAGGCGTACTAAGGAGGAATAATGGACTATAACGAAAAATTATTAAAAGAGTGGTTTCCTAATGGAAGTGTTGCACATACAACAGTTGTGCATGTTGCTAGAAGTAATCTGAGCAGACATATTAAAGTGTTTGCGATTGATGGAAAAAGAATTTTAAATGTTAGTGGCTATGTCGCTGAATATTTAGATTATCGATTTACTAAGAAAGACGCTGTTTTTGTTAGTGGGTGCGGTATGGATATGGGCTTTCATCTTATCTATACATTATCACAAAAATTATATGGTGATGGTTATGCCATTAATCAAAGTTGGGTTTAAGTCTAGGAGGAATAATATGAAATGTGTAAGTATCCAAAATTATGTATATACAGAAGATTTAAGTAAATTTGATTTGAGAGAACTAAAAAAGGCAGGAAAACTTTTAACTGCTATTGAAAAAGGTTTGCCTAATGGTTTTTTTGAGGATGGAATAAGGGTTGGTTTTAATACTTATTCGGGTTATGTGTTTTTAGTTAATTCTGATTATCAAGTATGCATGTTAAATGATGAAACAGGCGAACTATATTCACATTACTCAACGCCTTATGAAAGTCGTGAAGGTTCTTATGAGGAACTTATGAACGAATATGAGGAAATGCATGAGGAGGACAAAAAATATATGGACAATTTAAAAAAATTATATTACGAAGTCTAACTGATGATTGCTAAATGCATGAAATACCCATTTTAATTAATGGGTATATTAGACATAAAAGAAAGGAGAAAAATTATGTTAAATAAAAATGAAATTACTGCTCTTGTTAAAGGGTGGGAGAATGGTAAAAACAGGGCAAGGACTATCCAGCACCCTTATAAACTAAATAAGAAGGTCAATATCATGGGCTACTTAATGATTAAAGGACTTCATAAGGAGGCATACATAAAATGACTTTTAATGAAACTGAAATATTTGAAGCTGTTTGTATAGCTGTTGGTGATGATGGTTATAAAGCAAAAGAAGTAATTGCTATATTACATCAAGAAAGAGAAACGCCTGAAAAATATAAAGGCATGGTATTAAAATTAAAGGATAATGAAAATGAAACTTTATAACATATATTGGCATGATAGTTGTGGTAATACTGACTATTTAGCTACTACTAACAATTTAGATAAATGGTTAGAAGATAACAACGAAGAAAGAAAAGCAGAAGGTTTTGATCCAGATGATCTTGAAGATTTTGAAATAGAAGAAGCTGATGCTTATATTTATGAGGAGAAAAAACATGAATGACAAATAAAAATAAAAATAAATTTGGGGCTATATGCCCCATTTTTTTTGCCCAGATTTTCTATATAAATTATTGATATAAGGTTATTTTCTTTAGATTGTCGAGACTGTCGAGACTGTCGATTTAGATTGTCGTGTAAATTATTTTGATATATTTGTTGACTATTAGTTTATGATAGTTTAGTATTTGATGTGTAGTTAGGTAGTGAGACTTTGTAAAATCCTAGAAGTCTGAGCCATCAAACGAACAACAAGGTGTCCCACTAAGCGATTAGTACAGGAAGGGACTTAAATAATTTCCTGTTGAATGGGTTTATAAGCATTCTATAAACATTACCTTGTTCTTATGGAGTGACGAAGTAAGGTTAAGTATGAAACACGAATGAGAACTAAACCACCACGTGACTAACTACATTTTATTAACCATTAAAGAAAGGAGAAAAATTATGGGAACTAGATGTAATATCGCAATAGAAGATAAAGAGACAAAAGTGCTTACTGTTGTCTATTGTCATTGGAGCGGATACTTGGAAGGAGTAGGTGCTGAACTATTAGAGCAATACGATAGTTTAGATAAGGTAAAAAAATTAATAATGCGTGGAGATATGTCTAAACTTGGAGATTATTACATAGATTGGGAAAGAGAGGGTGAAACTTGGGAAAAGAATAAACCAAGAATATATCAGAACGAATATACCTTAATGAGTGACTTACGAGGAGATGTATTCATTGAATATATTTATTTGTTTAGAGATGGTAGATGGTTTGTTTCAGAACTGATAAGCAAAGATAATAAAAATGCTTACAGAGATTTCGTTATGTATCACACTAAATTTAAGTGTTTAAAAACAGAACTCAAAAAACTTAAAAAGGAGGTGGCATAGTGGATTGTCAAAAAATTAAAACTATCAAAAGTAAAAACTTTCTAGCAGATATATATATTGATGAACATTGTACTAGCCCTAGAGATGCGGAATGGAGTGATAATTTTGGAACTCTTATAGCATTTCATTCAAGAATGAACCTATCTGATGATGATACATGGAACAAAGAAGAATTATTAGATCATATAAATCGTGATGATGTTTTTGCTTTACCTGTATATATCTATGAGCATAGTGGTATTGCACTAAGTACAAGTGAATTTATGTGTAAGTGGGATAGTGGTCAAGTGGGTTATATCTTTGTATCACATGAAGATATTATCAAAGAGTATGGCGAACTTGATCTAAAGAAAGCAGAAAAACAATTAGATGCAGAAATAGAAACATATTCAAAATATTTGAATGGCGAGTGTTATGGCTATCAGATTTACGATATGGCAGATAAAGATTGTTGTCCAGATAGCATTGATGATTGTTGGGGATATATTGGATATGAGTATATAGAGAAAGAAGTTAAGTCTTGCCTAGAATATTGGGAAAGAGATAAAGGAGGTAAATTATCATGAGCAGGGATTTAATTATTGATATGCAGATTAGCGTTAATGTCTCAAAAGACTATTACAACAAGATAACTAATATGTCTGATGAGGAACTAGCAGAACATATAACTAAACAATGTTTTAGAAACAACAATAGATTTCTTATGAACTATCAAATAGTAAATGGAGATAGTCATAGATTTGAAGAAGTTGATATAAAACAATGGTTTAACAATTTAAAACAACAAAATAACTATTATTTAAAGGAGAAAGAAAATGCCTAATTGGTGTCAAAACGAAGTATCTATAAGTGGAGATACAAAACATATTAAAAAAATTGAAAAACTTTTGAAGTCAAAACATACAGTCTTTGACTTTAACAAAGTTATACCCGAGCCAGATTGGAAGAATACTCCAAATGAAAATGGAGAATTACCCTATCTTGATGATACAAATAAACGCTTTACTTTTAGTAAATTTAAAAGTACAGGCGAACAAGATGATAGATGGTACGATTGGCGAATAGATAATTGGGGTACGAAGTGGGAACTTGATGAAGATGTTGAATGCGATCATGATGAATATACATTACGCTACAATTTTGATACAGCATGGTCTCCACCAACAGGCATTTATCAAGAGCTTTATGACATAGCACTAAAGATAAATGAGGATATACATATATCTTGGTTTTATCGTGAAGATGGTATGGGATTTGCGGGGTACTTGGAAAATGAGTAAAGCTATGTGTTGTTCAGTTTGTAAGCAAGATAATATTTCTTGGCGAGTATGGGCAGATGAAAATGATAATGTTCTTAATAGTTGCGAAGAAAAATATTGCTACTGTGATGATTGTGAAGATGAAACTTTACCTATGCTAAAGGGGGCAAATGATGAGTAAAGAAGTTTTTGATAATTACCAAATATGTAATTGTTGCGAAAAAAAGTTTTTGCTATCTTGTGAAGTTGCAGATTTTATTGATGGGTGTGTAAATCCTTATATTAATGAAGAAATTATTTATGGTGTGTTTTGTTGGAAATGCAAACATAAAATGGAGAAGGTGTCTGATGAGTAAACCAATAACTATTGAACGAATAAAGAATATTGCAGACGATATTATCGCTGATGTTGA